TCCTCATCTACCCAGAATGGATGAACCATATGATCTAAGGTAGCAGGAAACATAAGTATTAGATTGTTCTGTGGGGTAACATTCCACATACTAACACTAAGTGGGCTTATTGATTCCCCATACTTAAATATTATATGTCCAGCATCTTGAACATTAGATTTTGCCTGTTCACTAAATATCTTCTCTGGTACATCCAGGTATACAACAAACGAAACAATGCCATGATGCTGATGAGGTGGGTTATGGTCATACTGCCTTTGAAAGTTTATCCATAGAGTATCCAGATTAACTTCTAAATCATCTTTCCCTGGTGCAAAGTTTACACGACCACCATCATAATGGTAAACCATAAAATCAAACCACTGAAACAGAATTTTAAGAAACTCAGGAAAGACCTTTACAATATATTCGTTGTCATAATCATATGAACCACCGAAATACATATTCCCGGCTAACTTCTTATTATAGTCATGCTCTTTATTTCTGATTCTCTTACCTTCTTCAAGAAGAGATTGCCTTAACTCATCAGAAATAAAGTTCTGGTATATACATGGCCCGAATGGGAATACTACCTTACCGCCGTATTCGTCCTTAATATTAGGACAGTTAGTTTCTAATTCTTGCATAAGATGGGGGGCAGGTTACCCCACCCCCCGGCACTTATTTACGCTGCACAATCAGCGAGAATACCACTTGACTTCTCGTTCTTGGAAACCAAGCCATACTCAGCAAGCAACAACTGCTTATGAGCATCACCCGTCTTCGCAAGTTCGACAGTCTGGAATGGACGGAGCCATGCAACAGACCAAAAGTCCATATCCAAGAAGAACACATGCTCAGTGCTATTCATATTACGATCACTCAAGATTTTGAAAGTTCCAAAATCACTGACATAAACATCGACCGATGCAATAACGTGAGCAGGTGCATCACCCTTCGTTTGAGTTTGAAGAGATGATACTGATTGCGTTAGATCAGAGATCGTCTGTTTAATACCAGACGGAGCCAAGATCAAATCAGGATTACCACCAGCATCATAGGCATCTTTGATGACATTCTTAATGCCAGCTTCCGTAATGGTAGCAGTAGCAGTAGATTCTGTCATCGCAGTCGTGCCTGTTGCGCCAGCAGCAGGTGAACCACTCGTTGGATTCATGGATACATAGTTAGTAGCAAGCCATGCGGGAACACCAGCCGATGCTCTAGCAGCAGTTGTGCTGCCAGCACTTCTGACAATGTTCTGAAGCAACATGGATTCCATGTCTCTTTTCATGCGCTTGCCGTTTTTAGCCAATTGATAGGCTTGATGTTTGCCGTGACCTGCATAGTTCACTGCATCGTCAGTTCCAGATGTCTGATTTACATATTGTGATATCTGGGTATAATTTCCAAGTCGCGTTGGAAGCACCCGTGCGGTGGCAGCAATGCTGTCGTCGCCCTCTAGTTTACGGTTCGCGGCACCAGCCGTAATCGTATCTACTTGCCATTCAAAGAAGGTATTGTCTGCCGTTTCTTTTGAACAACCGTTAAGGAAAGGTGTATCCAAAGGAGCGATATTGTAAATCACATCTGACAATTGTTCACGAATAGCAACAGAACTATAAGTCGTTGACGTATTTGTAGCAATAGCCATTTGTTATCTCCTATTTAGGAATTAAATAAATCTTCCAGCAAAGAGGCTGCGTCATCGACGTGACCAGTTTGCCGTAAGCGTTTCATTTTTGCAGTACTTTTTGTTTTTGTGCTTTCAGACTTTACAGTTCCTTTGCCACTTTTAGCAATCTTTGGCTTATTCTTTATCTTCTTCTGTTTTATGCTGGAAATTTTCCTCATTGAATCTTCCCAGGCTTTCGCTTGCATTAAAACAAGAATAGAGCGATGATCTACAAGTTGATTTAACTCTTCCTGTGTATAACCTTTAGATAAGGCAAAGTCTCGAACTTCAGTAGCAATTGCCTTTTGCTTTTCAGGCTCTCCCCACGCTGGTAGTATACTTACTAATTTAGCGTGTTCTTCCTGAATAGTTTGAGTATATTGCTGCTTATATTCTTCATCTTGCTTTGCGGCTTCCTGTTGATAGTTCTGTTTTAGCTTGTCAACATTGGTTTGGGCTTCACGGTATTCATCTCGCTTCGCAAGATAATCCTCCATGTTTTCAGATTTAAGCCTTTCCCAATCAGTGCTTTCATATTTCGCAAGCGATGACATATTAGTTTCTATCGCTGTTGAAAGAGCACCTATATAGTGCTGCCGAGCCTCCTGAGTCTGAGTAATTTCATTCTGGTAGAACTGCGCTGCCTGATCTAATTGCTTTCGATACTCACTTAACTCTTGTGTTTTTTTCGTATAATCAGATTGACGAGAATATCCTTTTGCAAGTTCTTCGGCGGTAACCTCATGATCTTCTCCGTTTATTCTAACGGTAAAGAGTTCTGGTTCGCTGTCCTCTTCTTCAGGCGCTTCTTCGTCATCAGATTCTTCTGAAACGTCTTCCTCTTCAGATTCTTCCTCTTCAGATTCAACTTCTTCAGTTTCCTCTTCCGGTAATTCGTCTTGAGTTTCCTCAGTAGACTCTTCACTTTCAGCAGGTTTGGCTTCCTCTTTCTCTGGCTTCTCCTTTTCAGGTTCCAATAGTCCGAGTAATGCCTCTTGTGCCTCCCATAAACTTCCGGGCTGCGATTGATCTTCGTGTGCTTGCGGGGCTGGTTGCTTATCCGCCATAATTAAATTCCTCTTAAATGAATGGGTGTTGCTTGTCTAAAATCTTGTTCATGCGTCCTGTTTCTACTATAGACGTTATATGACCATGAAGTTTGTCAAGCAGTCGCATCGCAAGCCAGATTGATTCTCTGGCCTCCAACTCTGTTGAACCACTGGCTTCCCAACGATTCATTAAATCTTTTCTTAGTACATCAAATGCTTCATTAAATAATGGGTTATTTAAAAGGCTCTTAGCCCTTTCCTCTCTATGTTCGTCGCTCATATTTTATGTATATAACTTTTTTCTAGCCAGCATATGCTTTCGGCGTAGCACTCTATGCTTTCTTTCTGGTGACCATGTATGCGCCACTTTAACGTCACCGGCTTTATCTAATCCTTTCTGTGTCTGATCAAAATCCCAATCAGCACTCTTCTTTCCATATGCCATTATGTTGCTCCTATAGCTACTGGTCTTTTTTGTTCACGCTCTAACTGTAGTTCTGCCATCTTTAACTGTGCGTCTACAGCAGCTTCTTGAGCATCCTGTTGCAGTTTCTGAGCCTTGAGTTGTAACTCTCCAGACTTAATCTCTAACTCCTTCTGCTTAATCTGCACTTCCATTTGCTGCATCTGCTCTTCTGGTGATGGCCCTTGTTCCTGTGGTGCAGTAGATGGATCAGTTAGAAAATCATTAACATTCTGAAATCCCATTGTTTTAACAAGGGCTGATCCAAGGTTATACATATTCTGTTCGGTGACAATTTTAAGTCCACCCTTCATTGCTTCTCCGGCAAACTGCAACATCCTGGAAAGGTGCATCATCTGCTGATCCTTGCTTCCACTGCCTAAGGCAACAGATACAGTACAATCCATCTTATCGCTCCATGCGTCAGGACGTATAGGTATCCACTCGTTTCTCAACATGATCACTCTTTCGTGATCCTGATTCTTCATTAGCAGCGTATAGATAGCCCTCATTAAATCCTTAACACCAGTCTCAGCAAAGTTCCTGGCTATGAGTTCTACTCTACTCTGCGCTGCTGACATAACGGCACTAACAGCAGTAGCCGTAGTATGTGAAGTCAAGGCATTCTCATTCATACCCTGCGACATTTTGGATACGCCAGACTCTAACTACACCGCCTGGTCTTTGCGTGAGCAAATCGTCCAAATTCGCTTGTCCCTCTAGGACTGCATAACGTCCGAAGTTCTGGTTATACATATTATCCAGAAGATTCCGCATCAATACAGATTTGTAGAGTTGAAGATCCATTACCAGATCAGCAACAGACACACCAAAGAACTTATGCGGTATCTTTATAGGAGTGATAGAAACAAAGGGAACAGAATCTATCTCATCATTTGCAAGGACAAAATCCCCGACTGTGCAGACTTTCCTAAGTTCAACAAGTCCATCACCATCGTAATCAGTTTGAAGGAAGGACTCATGTAACCAGTATTGTCTTAGAGCCTCTTCTGTTTCGCTTTCCCCAATATTAAAATGGAAACTATTATCGAACTCATGCCTTGCTGCCTTCTCTCCAAAGAGGGTAAAGTCATCATCCTCACCAGAGCCAAGAGTTTCTGGATCAAGATTTTTCTCTGGATACAACTCCCTCAATTCGGATAAAGTCTTCTGCACTCTATGACATACAAACCTGGCATCCTGTATTGTCTTGGCATCTCTTGATATCAAGAACTCAGACGGTGGTACATTCTCTATCTTTACTCGGCCAACTGCCCTACGCCTGGAGATAACTACATCATTATACATCTCCATCTCGCCTTCCTGATAAGGGGAATGTTCGAGAACTTCTACGTCATCATTGCTAATAAGAAGATTAAATTCCATATCATCAAGATGCTTATACTCTTCTCTAACGGAATCATCATAGTCATCCCACCATACTTTGACTATACCATTCTTGCTTAAAAGAGCATCAGTAAACCATGAGTACAGAATTTCCCAGCCAGGATTATCCTTAGTAAACACATAGTTCACATAGTCAGTAGCCTGATCAGCCATAAGTACATCTTCAGGCCCATGAGGGGTAAACTTAACCATATCATCACCAGACGCAAATACCCTCATTAGAGAAGGCTTGATCCACTCTATTGTATCCTGAACAGTGGAGTCTACATACTGGCTGCGCCCCTCAACTTCATTGCCAAAGGGCTGACCATGGTAATACTCCATAGCCTTTTCGCGATGCTGTGAAATAGTATCACCATAACCGAGAGCATCAGTAACTTCGCTCCGTATCCTGGATACTAGTTCTTCTTCAGTAATCTTTGCCATTAAATAATTCCATAGTTCCTATATTCGACATCTTGTGTCCATGTGGGGTCTTTACCAGCAACCGAATGTCTCTGGGATTGAAAGGCATATCTTGTTGCACTCATTAGGGATACATCCTGAATTCTTCAAACCAGTCGCCAAGAGTAGAGAATACCTTGAATTTACCCCCCTCCATAGCCTGTAATAGTGCCATTATTCCCTCTTCTACACTATTTGAACCCTTATTATTGCCCAATGCTGGTGGATTAGTGAAGTGTTCCATTAGAAAGTTGCATCCTAAGTTCCTATATTGGTCGGCAAGTCCTGGATTTCCCATCGAATCTCGCCTATTTCCATCATGTGGGTAGACAATAGGGATAAAATGAGGTCTTCCCCTGATTATCTCTGAATGTACCGCAGGACTAGCCTTGGATGCCCTATAAGAATCATAAATATAGAACATTTCCTCTTCTCTGTCTATCGCACACCACACTACAGCAGTAGGATGATCCCATCCGAAGTCTATTGCTGCTATTCTGGGCCAATGATCCTCAAGGTGCATGGGATCAATCATGATTTTCTCCTCACTTAGAGGGAAAATGAGGCCAGAACCAATTGAAGGTCTGCCATTCTTCCGCATCTCCCTCTCATGTGGGCTATATGAGGAGAGAATCTGCTCCATTACCGACTCATTTAGGTGGCCTTTCTCTCCGTTCATGGAGGAAATCCTCTCAGATGCGTCATCCCATGTCG